TATCGTCCAAGTCGCCCCCTGCGGCAAAGACATGATAGTGCTTCTGACGCGGATACTCAATGATTTCAGTCAGGGCGATGCTTTTCTCTGTTGCCCAGAGCCTAAGACGGCCTTGAAGGACCATCGCAGTCAAGTCATCGAAGGTGTGAGTCCCGCCGTTATGATCCATCGCAGCCTCTAAATCTGGCCGAAAACGGTCCAGTTTGTCGAGCAGATCGCGGACGGAATCAGTCAGCGTCATTGCTGCACCCGGCTGATAGCCATCGTAACAGACGGAGAGGCAGGGGCGTAAGCGGTCGCGGCGTGGGCCTCAAGGTAGCCGTTGGTGCTGGTCGTCGCCCACATGGCTTCAAGGTAAGCTCCAGCCGCAAACTGGAAGATTGAGTCCCTTGAAACGACAATCGTAGCGCCGTTGTTGTGCAGGCTCGCCACCATAGTGCTGCCAGCCACGTTGGTGCCGTTGACGCGAGGCCAGAAGCGAAACTCGACTGTACTGCCTGACGACGACCTAATCTGCGCAGTAAACGAGATTCGGTACAGACCGCCGTCGCCAAAGACGATCCGAGTCGTGTTCGTCGGGTCGAGCGAGATGTTCTCGGCGAGGGTAGGACTGTCGAACTGGATCGCGTAAGCGGTGTTCGCTGCCGCAGCCGTGATGTTGTTGTCTTGAGCGAAGATCGCGTGGCCGTTGCCCATAGTAAGCTGGTGCCACACGCCGTCACGGGATACGACAGGGTAGCCAGCCGTATCCCACATCAGCAAGCCGTCTACAGTGGCCTTTTCGCCGCCGATCTGGTGCTGCATCAGGACAGTCTCAGGCTCGACCGCAGTTGTGCCGCTGGTCCGCAAATAGTTGTGGACATCAGTCGCCCAGCGCATGAGCGTCTGATTGGTCGGTACTGGGACGATAAAGTTTCGCTTCACCGCAGACCGCCTGACTTTACGTTGGCTCGCATCAGTCCGATCTTCCAGCCTGCGGCGCGACCCTCGAAGCGCAGAGCGAACTGGCGACCACGCGCCCTGACTGGAGTCGGACTGGCGAGGACATAGGGGCCGAATACTTGCTCTGTTAAGTTCGGCATGTCTTTCGTCTTGATCGTCAGCGCCACGTCGTTGGCGGTAGCCTCGTCAGGATAGAGGTAGTCAATGTAGGTCTGCTGATCGCCCTGCCCGAGTTCGATAGGCCCAGTCTCGCAGTATGGAGCCGCACCATCGACGATGGAGACACCAGCGAGTTCGTGGTTGTAGATTTCGCCGCTCGGCGACACCATGACTGGGTTTGCCGTCGCCCACTTGTCGATCCCGACAGTTCGGTTCAGACGGCCTTTGGTCCAGTGGTTCAGGGCGTAGTCATAGCAGATGTACGAGTCAGGCTCTGTCGTCGTGCTGTTTTTGGACTGGTAGAGCCACCAGACTTCGTTGAAGTCACGGACAGTGAAGCCATAGGTCTTGCTGTATTCGGTGCTGCTGATGTCGTCGTAGAAGAAGTCGATGATGTCTGACTCCAGCTTCTTCAGCGCGCCGTCATACAGCCAGAAGTTCCGCTGCGACGCCCACATAGCGAAGCGCGCCGTAGTCACCAGCGTGTTGGCGGACAGCAAGCCGTTGTTGTCGCCAACGCGGTCAAAGCCGTAGACGTAGGGAGGTCCGAGGTAGCGGCCCGTGTAGACTTCGTTCTGCCCGACGACCAGAATCTCGTTCATAATCTGCGTGACTGCCAAAAGCGGCCCGACGCCAGCCAAAATCAGCGAGCCTGCTTGGTTGGTCGCAGATGGGGTCCAGTCAGTGTTGTCCTCAGACGCAGACCACCGCACCAGACGCGGCGTCGCGTTGCCGCCCACGCCGAGGACGATCCGCTCGTCAGTCACGATAACATCCTGCATGTCGCTGGGGGCTGTAGAGATCGACACCGCCCGCACCGCGCCCGGAACCCACTGATACAGAGGACCGTCGCCACGGAATTGCGCCAGCAGGTTCTCGCCCCACAAGTCAAAGTCCCACGATGGAACAGGCGTCGGCAGAGCGCCAGACGCCGTTCTTGGGGTGCCGTAAGCAGAATTGCCGTAAGTGTAGGTGCCGTAGCCGTCTTCGACCCCAGAGTTTTTAGCGCCGACAGTAAAACCAGTCGGCGTGATGTTGGTCACGGCTCCACTGTTGTCGATGTGATAGAGCGCACGGTTGGTGCCGACGACGATGCGCCGCGCTCCCGCGTTATCGACCCACGAAATGATGTTGCGCGGAGCCTCAATCGCTGCGTTTGCGAACAAGGCAGCGATGTTGGTGCCGCTCTGGTTCTTTCGCCGTTCCCAGCCTCCGATGACTCGGATCGCGCCGTCTTTCCAACGCACAAGATTGGAGTCAGCCCAGCGCATCTTTCCGCTGTAGGCTGTCCCGTTTTTGTAGACACCGGGCTTTAGGTCGATTGGGATAAGCGGCATGGTGTGGCTCCCTGTTGGGTGCAGAATACATTAGGGGAGCGGTTTAGCCAACATAGTAGTCAGGAATCGCAGCCCGCGTCGATCAAGCGAATAAGCCGCGCACCCGTAACCAGCGAAAGCGGCCCGCCATCGTCAGCCAATGCCGCCGCATGTTCCGTCCGCGCCTCTTTGGTCCCGGCGCAGACCGCATCACCGCTTACTCCGCTCACGCAGCCACTCACGGGCAGCGTCAGCATCAGACATGCGGCCAACCTCGTCCATGCGCTTCCGCGTCTCGACATACTCAGTCAACTCCTCAGACTGATCTGGCCTCTTGCCGAACAAGAGAATGAGCTTCGACAAGAGGCGCAGTAGCTTCCAGATCATGCGCGCTTGGCGTAGATCGACCAAGCCGCAGTGGCGAGAGTGGCGACAGCGCCGCCGATGGTCGTAACAGTCTCGGCATCAACCAAACCCTGCCCGACGAAGTAGCCACCAACGGCGGCGATAAGGGCGCGAACTACGCCTGCGATTTGCTCACCAGTCATGTTAGTCTCCTATCAAGCCGGGTAAGTCCGGCGGTCTAACTCGAAGTGCGGCATGTCTTTGAAGGTTCGCCAGTCACCGCCCCAGATGACGGGGACGTTTTCTGCTACGGCTGCTGCTTTGATCGCAGAGGCAATTGAAGTCAGGAGACGCGGATTCGCCATCTCCTCAAAGACGACTTTGCCATCGCGGTTGATGTCCACCCACGCGTACAGGTCAACGGCGTGTCCAGTCAGGTGGCGGCTGTTCATGGTGGTCGATGCGCCGATCCGCAGAAGCTCGCGCTGCCTGTCCAGCGTCCGCAAGCCTTCAGTCACCACGAAGTCATGGGAGCTTTCGTGCAGGGCGCGGTCCAGCACACAGCGCAAGTCAGGGTGGATACCCTTCATGTTGGCGAGGCTGCGGGCGCTCCACGATCTCATTTGCGTAGGCTTTCTTCGATCTTGTCCAGTTTGTCGAAGACCTTTTGGATTAGAATTTGGAGGTTCTTCATCTCAAGGTCGTGCGCTTTGGTGTTAGCCAGTGCTTGAGCCTTTAGCACCTCAATGTCAGTGCTATGGGCTTGCTGCTTGTTATGCAGAAACCACACAAATGCGGCCACCGGAGCCACGATCCACTTCATCACTGCTTCTAGGACTTCCATCGGCGGCCTCATTCCCACATGATATTTACTGTGCCAGCGTCGAATACCCCAGCGTTACTGAAGGTCGTGATCCTGACGCGATCCAACACACCAGACAGAGTTTTCGTTCCAGTGATGTAACCCATGTCAGCGGTACTGCCAGCGTTGTAGTATGTGCCAGACGCAATCCACAAATTGCCCGACACGTTTAGCAGCGTAATAACAGAAGTGGTAAGGTCGCTACTGGATGAGCTACCGAGAATAAACCCTGTGGTGCTTTCCTCAAGAGAAGCTGTGGCTCCTGTTACCTCACCGTAACCGCTTGTATATCCGGTGTTTTCGACCCCGCTCGTTGTGCCGATGCGGACTTCGATATACTGACCGTTTGATGTCAGCGACACGCCACTCAGCATCACGGTCACGCGCTTCGCCCAAGACGGGATACCAGTAAAGTCAAAAAGCGTCCCAGACGTAGTGGCGACTGCCGTCGCCATTTTTGGTCGTGCGGCTTGAGCGGCGCGCAAAGGCGTCACGATCTTGGTCTCGGAGGTGCCTGCCAATGCCTCGGCTTCAGTAGCCAAAACAGTACCACCGACTGTTCCATTTACCGTAAGCGTCTCTGTGGGGGCATTTGTGCCGATGCCAACGCGGCCCTCAGACGTAATACGCATACGCTCGTTTGCGTCAGCACCGCCGATAATGTTATCTCTGACACCAAAAGTCAGAGCAGTGTCCGGGGTGGCGGTTTCCGAAACTGCGGCGATGTAAGCGCCAACACCAGCGCCGGGGGCCGAGGCGTCGGACCCTGAAAATTCGATGGTCCCAGAAGGCTGGCCGGGAAGAACCACGGAATCAGTGTCGGAAATCCGAATCGCAGACGCTGTACCAGAACCAGCGTACATGGTCCCAGTGACTGTGTTGTGCGACACGCTGACTGTGTAAGTGCCGACGCCGCCTGACCCGGTGCCTAGAGCCGTGACTTTGGTGATGGGCGCGACGCCTTCGCCATAAATCGCGTTGCCGACGGCGATGGTGCCAAACGCTACAGCCGTCACGTCCATCGTCGTGCCAGTGATGGTCGCAGTGAACTGTGCGGTGTTGTTGAGGCTGCCTGCGACGTGAAGCTGCGCCGATGGGGCAGTCGTCCCGATGCCGACGTTGCCTGCTGCCGTGATCCGCAGACGCTCTGCAAGCGCCGCGCCAGAGCCAGTCGGTCGGGTGAAGAACCGCAAGAAGCCGCTGATGTCGTTTGTGCCAGTCACCGTTTCAGCGGACGCTTGGAACTGCGCCACGTTCAGCAGGTTGGTGCCATCATAGGCAGAGTAGTTCGAGCTTCCAAGCACGTCCTGACTGGCGACTGTCGTTGGTGACGCCTGCGTCCCTCTGTACTTCCTGAAGTTCAGGCTGGACGACGTAGCGTCGTTGGACGCCCGCGACGCAGCGATGACTGTGGTGCTGTCGCCCGCCACAAGCACAGTAGACGACGCGGCGTCGTAGACATGCAGAGGGGTAGTTGGTGCCGAGGTGCCGATACCGACACGGTCGTTCACCGTGTCGATCTTCATCGGAGAACCGTTGCCTAGCAGCGTGTCGATGCTATCCAAGTCATTGTTCAGCTTGGTTCCCCAAGTGTCTGAGCTTGCGCCGACTTCTGGCTTTACGAAGCCAAAGTTTGTGGTCGTCGTATCTGCCATAGCGGCCTCCTGTCAGTTAAGCCACGACACCGGGCATCATGGGGCGAAGGGGGCTACCCGCATACCGCCGTCCAGCTTCAGCGTCTTTGACGGACTGCAATGTCTCGTCGTATTCGTTCTTCCACAGTACCACGCGCTCGTCGTCTTTCAAATAGGCGGGAGTGTGGCGCAGAACAGCGTAGGTGTAGAGGTCCAGATACTCGTCTGCGAGCCAAGACACGTTAGCGACAGCAAAGTCAGGGACTTTGGCGTAGTAAGTCAGCGTCACAGTGCGGGCAGGGCTGTCAGACGGGGACATCGGGCCGACGAACAGCAAGTTCGAGCCTGCGACCGTGTAGATCGGCTGAAACGTGCTGGCGTTAAAGATTTTGATCCGCTCGCGTTCATATGGGCTGACCAACTGTAGCGGAGCAGGCTGGCTGTCGGACGTGATGGTCCGCAGTTCAAGGTAGTCGGCAGGCACCGCCAGTGAGTCAGCAGTCAGGTTTAATGTCGCCGTGTTGACCATGCGCTGAATCCGCAGGTCGCGGTTCAGGCGCGCATGGGCCATGTCGATCATGTTGTCCAAGTCAGCTTCAAAAACTGTGTCGCCATTGCGCCAGACGAAGCGAGCCAAATAAGCCTTGAACGCTGCATAGTTCATTTTTGATGCACCCTCAGACGCGCCCAAGTGCCGTCTTGCAGCTTCGTTTTAGCATACTTTGCCCACTCGCGCGACCCCACAGACGCACCACATTCTTTCGCCCACTGCTGGGCGATCAGAATAGGCACAGTGCCGAGGTATTTGCCGCCAGCGGGGCCAGTGTTGGGACGCAGCGTCTCCGCTGCGTCTTTCGCGGCGTCTAGGATGCCCTGTACATTCTGCCGTTTGACGAAATGGAATGAGGTTCCGTCAGAGTCCAGAACAAGGCGCTCGGAGTACGGCTGATAGGGCGTCGTCATGGTCAGTCCTCAAGATACGGCTTCAGATAGCCCAGCTTGTTGTAGTGTTTGGCTTGTTCGGCAGTCAGTTCGACGACAGAGCCGGGGTGAATCAGCGACTCAAGGCTGCCACCTTCTGGGCTGATCGCGCCGTTGATGACTTCGTACTTAGTCAGCGCAGGAGCTTCTTCCTTCTTGGCAGAGCGGCGCTTAGGCAGCGAGTCATCGGCTGCGTCGATGGTGACTGCGGCAATCGGTTCGTCAGACATGATGGTCCTTTCAAGATGAAAGGGGCGGCGCTGACGCCGCCCCTTGTTGGTTAGGATTAGGTGGCAGCGCCGTTGGTGGCGTGGACGGCACCGTGGGCCTTTTCGTTGGACACTTTGAGCGTGTATTCGCAGTGGACCATGCGACGCTTGGCGTGACCAGTCTGGGCCAGTTCGGTCTGACGCGGGGTTTCGAGGAACACCAGTTCCGCGTATTCCGGGTCGAGGACGTAGACCGAGAAGTTGTTCGACGCGGTGGTCTGCTGGAAGCGGTTCGGGACCACAGTCAGCTCGCCAAAATCCGAGTCATAAACGTCGATGGCCGCAGTCAGGCGCTTGTCGATAGCGTCCTTGTAGCGGGTAGCGTTGCCCGTGAACGTCTGCGAGATGACGCGCTTGTTATTCGCGTTCACCATGATGATCGACGGGGTAGCGCCTTCGTTCCAGCAAGCCTGAATCACGTTGTTCAAACGGGTTTCAGTCAGGGCGATGGCCGTTCCGGGGGTCAGGGCGGCATTCGGGAAGCCCGAAGTCGTACCGGACAGGGTGGGAGCAGCGCCGCCCGAACCCAGAACGATGTTGGTGCGCAGGAACGCGGGCAGACCAGCGGCCTGACGAGCAGTACCCGAAGCACCAGCGGCAGCAGCGATGTTCTGCGTGAGCATGGCTTCCATGTCGCGCTTCATTTCTTTCAGCTTCAGGGCTACCTGCGCTGCAAGACGCTGCACGTTTTCGGCGGCTGCATCCACGGCTTCCGAGGTGTTCGACACGGAGACGACTTTGTCGCTGATCTGCGTGTAGTTGCCAAAACGGCGACCAAGGGTGCCGTCTTCTTCACCGGGCGTGTCTTCGCCTTCGATGACTCGGTTCGTGGTCGAGGGCGAGGCCAGTTCGACGACGGTCCATTCGTGGTAGGTAGCAGTGGCTTTCGGGCCAACGCCGATAGCAGTCTGGAACGGAGTCTCCTCGGGGGAGATCATCGTGTACTGCTGTTCGAGGTCTTCACGGATGACAGTGTTGTCATACGTTTCAATGGTTTGTGCATCAACACCCATGAGTCGTCACCTTTTCGGTTTGCGCACAAGCATCGTGGCGGCGATATCATCGACCCTGCCAGTCTTGCGCGCGGTTTCCAGAGCGGCCTTCTGCTGCCTCGCTGACGCGGCTGCTGCTGCGACAGCACGAGTTGCTCCGGGGCGCATGACAGTAGTTGCTTTATTCGGCTTGACTGGTGCTGACTGCCCTTTCGCCTTGAGGCGATGGTAGGCACCCAGATCAGCAAGCGCGAGATAAACCCGGTGATCCAAGAATCCGGCCAGTTCTGCGTCGTTGATACCGTAGGCGGCAGCGCCTTCCCGCATCAATTTCTGCAATTCTGGACCTTTTGCCGGGTCGCGCAAGGAAGGCATGGCTTCGACCAGCTTTTGAGCCGTTTGGACTCGCATCTGCTCTTGCTGCTGCGCTTCTTGCTCTTGAAACAACTTAACAGCCTGTTGGACTTTCGCGCGCTTCGTCTGAAGCTCCGCCTGATCTGCCCTCCAAGCCTCCATTTGCATGAGGTATTGGGTCGGGTTGGTCTGGCGAAGTGCTGGGTCCGGCTGACTGACTTGCGGTTGGAACATCATGCTCTCGAAAGCAGAAAACGCTTTCACGAGGTTTTGACGGCCAGTTTGTAGCTCCTGCTCCACTTGGACCTTCAGGTTTTCGGCCTGTTTTCTGGCTTCAGTGGCAACTTGCAGGCGCTTTTCAATTGCTCCTTCTCCCGAGTAGGCGCGTTTCAAGTCAGCGAGCGTGACTTCTTTGTCCTGTCCATCAACTGTCACCGATACGAGCGTGTCGTCGGTTAGTTGGAAGGTCTCAAAGTTTTCATCGTCTGCTTCAGCAGCGTCATCGGTAGGAACGTCGCCTTCATCGGCACTTGTGCCGATTTCGGCGTCTTCTGCGTCGTTTTCAGACGCTTCATCGACGATTTGCGCCTCGTCGGTGGCCTCGTCTTTTTCCTCCTGCACGGGGGCAGGGTCGGATTTGACAAGCATGGACGCAGCAATGTCGTCCATCGACATGCGCTGCGGCGTTTCTGTTGAGGCTTCAAGAGCCATTAGGGCTTCCCTTCATCGACCGTCCGCGCGAGATTGCGCAGTGTTGCTCGAAATGTATCCACTGCCCTGACTCGGGAGTGAATATGGCCCATCTTTACCGTGTCTTGTGCGTCAACGGAACAAAATTCTGCAAACGCCTCGGCCACCATCTGATTCAAGATTTCCGTGACTACGGAATCTTGCAGCATTTCCCGTGCTTTACGGGCCTTTGTGAATGCATCAGACATTGGGCGGAGTCACAGGTTCTGTTTCAGGAGGAGTGTAAGGAGCAGCCCTGACTTTCTCTTGCTCAAGTTTGACTTTGCGCTCGTCGATCCTTGCCTTTGAGGCAGCGATCTGGAGTTCTTGGGCCATCTTATCGCGTTCAAGATCGTCTTTGGCGGCGTATTCCAGTGCCTTGATCTGGTTGTCGAGGGCGATGCGGCGCTCCTCCAAGAGAGCGTTGACGTAGAGTTCGCGCTCCTTGAGTTGGGCTTTGATCTTCTCGGCTTCGATCAGCGCAGTGCCGGGGTCAACAACAGGCTGCTGGTTGGCGGCGGCTTGCTGCGCCTGCTGGGCAAGCATGGCTTCGACTTCCGGCGTCACTGCGGAGAAGTAGCGGCTGACGTTGTAGATGCCGTAGAGCTTGGTGATGTCTTCCAGCGTGTTGTAGACGTTCCTGTAGGTCACAATCGGGTTCATCGGCCCCAGAGTGCCGATGATTTCCTTCTGCTGCGCCAAGACGCCCTGCAAGCCCGCCAGCTTCTCGGTGGCGTCCCCGGTACCAAGGCCGACGTTGGCCCGCATGAACAGGTTGGCGTCGAACATGGTGGTGTCTACGGGCAGGTAAGCGCCGTTGACTTCCATGACTTGATCGCGCGGCAAGTGCCACATCGACAGCTTCAGGATGCCGTTGAAGACGGTCTTCAGCCCCTCTGCGATGTTGCGGGCCATGACTTCGATCTGGCCTTGCGAAAGCTGGATCGTGTTCATGGCGGCTTCGCGGGTGGTGGACTGCAAGGCGTCGTGATCCAGACCCATTGCAGCGCCAGTGATGCCAACTTTCTTCTCAGTGTCTTGCTGAAGGAACTGCAAGAGAGGCAGCATCGACGAGATGGTTGACTGGACGCCGATTTCTTGGATTTGGCCCGATGCCTTGGTGCGGATTGGCGCGCCGATGGCAGGGTTCATCACGTCGTCGAGGTTGACGAGAGTGTCGTGGATGGCGAGACGGCGGTTGTTGGACAAGTGCGCGTTGTCCACAGTCGCCCGCATCAGCGAAGTCAGGGTGTCCTGCGGCTGCTTGGCGATGTCGAAAACGGACTTGCCGAACACGGTTCCCGGCTCTGGGTCGATGGAAATAAGACCAAACGGCACTTGGGCCGCTTTTTCGTAGGCCAGAAGCTCGTAATTCGAGCCACCAAGCCAGAAGCAGTAGAGTTGCGGGATTCCGGTGCCTTCGAGGTCAAAGTAGGCGTAGCACTCGGTCACAAGAATCAGCCGCATCATGCGGTCCATAGATTCCTGTTCTTCGACTTTGACGTAGCCACGGCGATATTCTGACTCGCCTGCTCCAGCGTAGAGTTCGGGGTCCAGAGTGTCCAAACCGTCCAGAGCGTCGAAGGGCAGGCCCATTGCGACGGCAGTGCCGACCCGCATCTGGCGGCGGTGGCCGACAACACGGAAATCGTCCAGTCCGGTGGCGTTTTCGTCGATGAAAAACTCCTCCAGCGGCACACTTTCGACCCGAATCTCGCCTTTTTTGTCGAAAATGGCGACTTTGGCGTCGAAAAGCTGGATCGGAGTGCCGTCAGGGGTGATGAGGACTGGCATGGCGGCAGACTGGGCGGCAGAAATGATCTGCGCGTCGTCGCGGGCAGCGATCCGCTCCATTTCGTCCGCAGGAACGGCAGTCACATCGACGTATCTGACTTCAGTCGAGTCATCGAACCAGAATTTCATCACGCCGAGCTTCTTCAGCATGGCGTTTTGGATCACGTCGTAGAGAGCGCGGTATCCGTTGGAGCGGAAGAACAGCGAATTGACGAATTTGGACTGCTGGGCAGCCAATTCGGCGGGCCGAACACCGTCAGGGACGTACTCGACGATGGTGTCTGCCTGCAAAAAGACGCGCAAGAGCGACGGGCGGGCGCTGCGGATGGCGTCGCGCACCGCAGTCATCACGACTTTGGAGCGTCCGGTCACGTCTGGAAGGTCAGTCAGGCCGTCGTAGTACTTCTGAGCGGTTTCCCACTCAGGCATGAACTGCTCGTCGATGAAGTTGCAGGCTGTCTCGACCAAGGAGCCGAGTTCGTTCACTGCGTCGTCTACGCTGATGACTTCATCTTCAGCAGGAGGGACGTAGTTATCGACGTTCCAGATGTCTTCAGCCATCTACTTGCACCTCTACTTGAGTCAGCCCCATCGCCGCGATGGCATCTAGCGCCTGCATCCCGCTGATTGCAATGAGGGCCGTCGTCGAGGCGGGGATGGGATCGGTCGAGATTACCATGACCGCCTGCGCGCGTTCTGCGGCCTCCATGTCGATAACCTCGTCTACGTCCCACGCAGGGCGCACCAGAGGCGCTTGTGCCTTCTCCAGCCACGCGTCTGAGGCTTCCCAAGAGGCGCAGGCGTAGAGGACACCGTCGGCGTCCTGCCAGTTGAGGTTGGAGAACGTCAGCCCGTCGGCGACGCTGAAGCCCAAGCACATGGCGAGGTTGTTGCTGTCGGAGTTTAGAGGCTCCGGGGATGCTGCGGTGATGCGTGTCATGCGATTACGACCCCTGTTTTGCTGGCGACCCAACCTTCGGTCGCGGACGTGAGAATGGAACTGCTCGACGCGCCCCGGATGATCAGGCTGTAGAGGTGGCCGGAGAAGAAAAGGGATGACGGTGTCGTTGGCGGATTGTTAAAGCGGCAGCCGATGAACAGCGGGTAGTTGCCGAAGGTGCCTGTGCCTTGGTCGCCTGTGGACTGGGCTATTTGAGAGCCGTTTGCTCGCAAAGTTGCAATATCCCCTGCGATGTCACCAATCCCGGTCAAGACGTTAGAAACGGGAGCAGTGTAGCCCGAAAGCTGCAATGCGTCTGCCACTGCGCCACTGCCCCTAGAGCCAAATGAGTATGACGGGGCAGCGCTGGCCGGGGCTGTCAGCCGGAAAGCACCAGCGTTTGAGTTGATGTTGGCAGATGCCTCCACCACCATCCCAGCAGCCGCATCACTCAGCTTCCGCACTCCGGCAAAGACGCTCATCTTGTCGGTGGCCGTGAAGTCAACGCTCGACGTGGACATGCTGTCCGCGCCGTCGAAGAACAGATAACCCACCGACGCGACGCCCGCCTCGGTGACGTTGTACTGATCCGTGACGCGCTGGTAGGCGGTGGCGGTAGAGCCGAGTTCGAACTGTGTGCCCCACAGGAAGACACCAGTCGTTCCGTCGCCAACGTAAGGTACTGATCCGACCACATTTTGTGGGTAGATGTATATATTCTGTGTGGTGGCAGAGGTCACCACGGTTTTCGTGCAGCGATACCAGCCGTCCCCAACAGGAGTAATAGTCGCAGCGCCCCCAGAGTTGTCGGTGATAGTGCCTGCCCCTGACAGAGTGTAAACGGCGTTGTTTGCGCTGCCGTCATAATATCTGACAAAACCGTACCCGCCGTTCTTGGCGTAAAACGAAAGCGTGTACGAAAAGCCATTAGACACCGACGCAACGGTCGCAAGATAATGGAAGTCGTTTGCCGAGGTGGCAGCAATCGTGTCCGCAGTTGCCGTACCATCAGGGGCTGTGGTCGAGTTTGCAGCCACAGCTACCAACGAATGCGTCCACGGCCTTGTTTGCCCTGCCGTTGCGGTGTTTCGGAGGTCTTCCGTCCAAGTCAGCAAATTCCGACGACCGCCAAACGGATGAACACCGTAGAACGGGCGGGCGGCAGTGGTGGCCTGCACGGCGTGGTTGCCGGGGAGTTCTTTGACGGAGATGTTGTCGATGGTGCCGACAAACTGAAAGCCAGCTGCGTTTTGCAAGAAGGAGATAGCGCCGCCTTCCGCCACAACACGATAGGTAAATGTTCCACCGCTGCTCAAATTAGCAAAGTTCGTACCACCACCAAGACGGACCAAAAGCGATCCGGAAGTCCATGAAACGGTGAACCTCACCTCATAGGTGAGGCCTGCTACAGTCGCAATATTCTGACTAAGAGCGGAGAACGCAGCGCCCCCAGCAGAAACCGCTACGCCACCAGCAATTGACCAGCCAGCACCCTTTGTCCAATTAGCATCAACGGAAAAATCCCCATTCGTCACCAACTCCGGCCCCAGCGCCAGCCCCTTGGACTTGTCCAACAGGAGGCCGACGGTTTGCCCGGTGGCGGTCACAGGCGTCGTCCCAATGTTGTCTTGGAACATGGTCGTCAAGTCAGACGGGTCGTACCACGCGCCCCGCTCGCCAGCCGCGAACAACAGGGACGGGCTGTAGGTCTGGATCGGACCAACTTGCGCACTTGTTGCTGACGTAACACCAGCGACGTTGGTTTCTGTCTGACGGACAGACAGTGCTGCATTGATGTCAGCAGTCGTCAGTCTGTAGGTAGACGACGTAGCAGACGGAATTTCGTCGTTGTTACGCAGCCACTGCCACGTCCTTGTAGACGTAGGAGATGCGCTGACTGGGGCTGGCGTAGCAGTCAGGAGATTTCCGGGGTAGACGCTCATTACGAAACTCCTACTGTTGGTCCGCCACTAATGACAGGGGCAAAGAAGCCAGTCTGGCCCGCCACCCACGATTCTGCGCCAGAGATTTGATCCGCCGTCGATTGCGCGCCCCGGACGATCAGGCTGTAGAGGTGGCCGGAGAAGAACAGGGAGGCACTGTTGCGTGCGCCGATGTAGAGCGGGTAGTTGCCGTATGTGCCTGTGCCTTGGTCGTTTGTGGTAACGGTCTCTGCGCTATTGATGCGTAAGACAGCGCGATCACCTGAGATATCACCAAGGCCAGCCATGACGGCAGTGACTGGAGCAGCAAAACCTGTCCTAGTCGCACCCGACAAAATCGTGCCTTTTGACGTGAAGTTTGCGTCTGCCACTCCTGACGACAGCGGAGCGATCATCCACATTGTGCCGTTGTTGGAACTGCTGCTGGCTGAAAGTTCGACAACCATCCCAGTCGCCGCATCACTCAGCTTCCGAACCCCGGCGAACACGGTCATCTTGTCGGTGCCGATGTTCTGGAAGGCAGAGGCTGTGGTGCCTGTCTCAAGCTGTGCGCCCCAAGCCAGAAGGCTTACTGAATTGCTCCCTGAAATTGTGCCACGGCTTTCGATTTCAAGAGTTCTGGCAGTCGTAGTCCCAGAATTGGTAAACCGTACCCAATCGGCAGTGAGCGTTACTTCCACGTATGCCGAGGCACTTGCGGTCCTAACCCCAATTGTCTTTCCGATGTCCCCTGATGTTGCCGCCTTCAGGTAAATACTACCAGACACAGCGACGTTATCGGAGGCGGTTAAGGCTTGAGAGACAATAGAGCGGTCAGCAAGCGTGTTCCCAGCGCCCCGGTTAATGTCAAGACGGTCAGCCGTCATCGTCCCATCTGGCGCAATACCAGCGTTTGCCGTTACGGTCGGAGCCGATCCAGTACCCGCACCGCTTTTCGTCCAAGCCGCATCATCAAACGCAGTCGGGAAGGTCAGCAAGTTCCGCCGAGCCTGTCCGTCAGAGGTTGCCGTGGCAAAGTTAATGCTTGGGGTAGCCATACTGTCTGCCCCGTCGAAGAACAGGTAGCTGACGGACGACACACCAGCCTCGGTAACGTTGTATTGGTCGGTCACGCGCTGGTAATTTGTGGCGGTGGAGCCTGTTTCGAGTTGTGCGCCCCAGATCAGGATGCCAGAGGTGCCGTCGCCTGTGAAGCTAAACGCACTATTAACAGAGATGAAAGCGTTTGCGGTTGCTGAGCCGTTACCAGTTACGGTGCAACGATACCAGCCATTCCCTGCGGCGGTGATTGTCGCAGAGCCGTTTGTTACGGCTACAGTCCCTGCCGACAGATCAAATGTGGCCCTTGCAGTAAATGCCGCCCCGTCAAACAAGCTAAGCGCACCCAAAGTGTACTCAGCCGATTTAAAGTAGGCAGAAAACGTATGCGGCGAAACTGCCAATGCGGCACCAGAGGCTACGCGGTGAAAGCCAGTGGAAGAGTCTACAGTCACCTTCTCAGCCGTCATTGTCCCGTCGGGAGCGACAGCAGCGTTGGTTGTTACAGTCGCCACCCCCGTTCTCACCCAAGCCGCATTATCGAACTGCTCGGTCCAAGTCAGCAAATTCCTACGCCCACCGACAGGGTGGATGCCGTAGAACGGGCGGGCGGCAGTGGTGGCCTGCACGGCGTGGTTGCCGGGGAGAAGTTTGACCGAGATGTTGTCAATGACAGCAGAGCCGCCGTTAAAGCAGCGGGCCTGAAACCGAATATTTGCTGCCGTTCCAACGTAGACATACCTTCTGCGGCCCGGCGAGATTGTCACGTTGAATGTCTCGTTGACCAGAAGAGTGCCAGAGCCGGATAGGATGTCGAACTCAACAACGTAGGTCAGCCCGGTCGTAACACCAGCCTGCTGGATGCCAGTGTTTACTGATGTTCCGTCGTTCCTCTCGACCAAGACGCCGCCCCCAGAGAGGGTTCCAATTGCGCTTGCGCCGCTGACCCACGAAGTCAGTCCGCTGCTAAAATCCCCATTGACTACCAACTCCGGCCCAAGCGCCAGCCCACGCGACTTATCCAGCATGAGGCCCACGGATTGCCCAGTCGTCGTCACAGGGGTCGTGCCTGCGGGGTCCTGATAGAGCGTGGCAGTCGGGAAGCGTTCGATGACTTCCGTGTTCACGTCCGTGATGCGTTGGTAGTCAGTGGCGGTGGAGCCGAGTTCGAGCTGTGCGCCCCAGATTAGCGCCGTGGTAGTTCCAGAAACGGACCAGCCGGGTCCAGAACCTGCGCTGCTTGATACAGCCGTAGCTGAAATACGGAACCATCCGTCGCCGACGCTCTGCACTGTAGTCGTGAAGCCGCTGACTACTGACCATGACGCAGTTGAAAACGTAAAGACTGGGCCAGCCGTCACATTGATAAAATCGCAACGAATAGTGGGGCTAGTCCCCTGCTTGACGTAAATCGACATGGTGTAAGTCGCGCCAATTACAGTCGGGACAAATTGATAAGCTCTGAAACTACCAGAAACGCCCGTTATTGTGTCAGCCGTTGTTGTGCCATCAGGAGCCACCGCGCTGTTCGCAGAGATGGTTACGGTATCCTTCGTCCAAGCCGCATTGTCAAACTGCTCGGTATACGTCAGCAAGTTCCGACGCCAATTCAGGTTGGCAACGTCAGACGGGTCGAACCAGACGCCTTGCTCGCCAAGACTAAACAAGGCAGACGGCGCGTACGCCGTCGTAAAATACAGCAGAGCTTTCGTCTGATACTGCTTTGGCAGCTTGATGTGATACTGCTTCTGATACCAAGCGTTCAGTTTGTTATTGACCGTCCACTCAGTCATCGCAGCCCCCAAC